ATCGTTCGTCCTCTTTCTCTAGCTTCGGTTCACCGCTGCTTGAGCGGCGCACCTTCCATCTCTCCCGACGCGACGATGTAGTACGCCTCGAGTAACGCAGCGCGCGCGTAAGGGACCTGAAGCAGCGCGGCCTTTGCCCACTTGAACTTGATCGGGGCATCGCCTTCCTCTGGCAGCACTGTGGAATCGATCCCGACAAAGACGCGCTCGAGCAGGTCGCCTTTCTTGATGACTCTCTCGTGCTCGTCCGCTGAGAGGATATCAAACACCACGTCGAGCGTTTGCTCTTTGTGGAAGCCCCCGTCGATTGGCTGACGGATCGTCACGGGCCATTTCACTGCGCCTAGCTTCATCATCCTGAACATGGTTTCTGTCTTTCTCAAAAGCACGATGGCGCCACAGGAGACAGGGCAAGCCCCGCCTGGAGCTGTTGGCCGTGCGCTACACGGTCCCCAGGTGGATTAGGCAGCGGCGGCTGCCCTGCGGGCGGCTGATCGTTCCGCCGGCATCCGGGCCGAGCCGCCCCGTCTCCTGTGACGCCATCGCCATCGGCTCGTCAGTTGACCGATTTGTACAGCCCGCGATAGTCGATGACCGCGCCGCCGTACCGGTGGCGGATCTTGTAGGTGATCTGGTCGTTGGTGAACATCGACCCGCCGAGCGGAATATCCTGGATGAAGAGTTCTGGGTCCTGTTGGCCGTCGATGAACCCCATTTCCACGCTGGGAAGCCTCTCGGGATCAGCCGAAAGGCACCAGTCGTTGACGTCGGTCCAGTACCACACCGGGACGACCTCGACCTGCATGTTTTGCACGAAGGTCTTGTCCTGATTGTTCGCGCGTCGGAACAGGTTCTTGGCGGTCTCTTCGAGGTCGATTGGGACCCACAGGTAAGCGGGTTCCGTCCCCGTCTGTTCGCCACTCCCCAGCTCGGTCTGTTTCATCATCGCTGCCCTGCCAGCAGCGAGCGATACTGCAGAAAGGGCCGCGGCGCCGAGGTTGTTGTGCGCGGCGTGGAACAGCGCCACGCCATCGTAGATGACGGGATTGAGCCGCAGAAGATCCAGCACGAAGTGCGCGATGGTGCGCTTCGCTGTCTCTGCAAGGCGTTTGGGAATCCTTCGAATCACGCCAACGTCGTCGTTCTTGATCATCTCGAGAGAGATGTTCTCAGTGCCGCCGCGTTTCCCGACAGCGTACGTCGCGGTATCCTCCGGCGGCGAAACAAGCGCGAGATAGGGATCGTTCTCCGCGACCATCGGCAGGTCTCCATAGCCGCCGATGCGAACGCGAATCTGGCTTCGGAAATCGAGGCGGTTTGCGATCGTCACGAGCTTGCGCCACACGTTCCAATGATCCGGCCGGTTATAGTCGCGCACCATCATGCGCGTGATCGACGCGCCGAGCGCGTTGGGAAAGCTCGTGGAGTCCAGGGCCTCGCGGAACACGCCGAGCGATTCGGCCATGCGGCTGTGGTCGCATCGGTCCATTCTCCCGGTTACTTGCTGGTCTCCGGTGATCTCGATGTAGGCTTCCCGGAACGACTGCATCTTGTTGTGGCCCGGGTGCTTGGGATCGAAGAAGGCATCAAGCATCGTGCCGATTCGCTTGTACCGGTCCTCGACCTCGACACGCCCGAAGTCCGGCATCACCACCTTGCCGCTCTCGTTCGCGACCGCCTCGACAAACCGGACCAGGATGCCTCCGGCGCTCGGATCGACGACGAGGTCCACAGAATTGATCTTGGTGATCGCAGTAGCGATCTTCTTGATGCCCTCACGGAGACTCTGTCCAGCTGCCTTGGCGCGGCCGAGCGCGTCGATCGACAAGCCCACCAGGTCGCGCTTGCCGCGCTTCCAGGCATCGGAGATGGTCGCGCGCAGCCCCGTGGTATCAGCGGCGAAGTTCACTCGCCCTGCCACGTGGCCAGCGTCGACGGCCTTGCCTTCGACGAAATGCGCCCCAGACACCCACCCGACGATGTTGCGCACGTCCTTGCCATCGCCGCAGATGTGCTCGGCGTCGGGCTTGGCGAAGACGCGCACACCCTCGAAAAGCAGCGCGGCCTCGCGCAGCACCGCATCCGGGTAGTAGATGCCGTTTTGCGACGCCCCTGCACGAATGAGCACGGCGTCGTAGACCTTCCCGTCGTCGCTCGCCTCGACGAACACCTGGTTGGCGTGTGCCGCGAGGGAATTCTCGAATGGATTCATTTCTCTCTTTCTTTGCTTTTCAAAGGTGGAAGCCGGCTGCCTCAACGAGCTCCCAGATATCCGCGACTCGCTGGTTCGCCGCGCGGTCGAATTCCTGAGACGCTCCGTCGAGGAGTGGCGGGATGTACGTGCCACGGCGCGCCTCCATCCCGGGTAGGAAAATTTCCCCCGACCAGCCGTTCGAATTCCCCGCGCGCCGGTCTAACATCACCCGAACGATAGCTGCGATCTTCAGAACGGTTTTGGCCAGCTCGCGCGCCTGCTCGTTGTACTGGGCAATCTGCTTCTCGTAGAGATCGTCGATGAATGCCGTGAGCTGCGTCTCCACCGCCTGACGGAGCGCGGAGATTTCCCCGTTCAACGGACCGACACGCTCGCGCAGTCGGTCGGCCACGGCGCTCGACTCCTTGACTTGCCTTCGCAAAGCCTCGGCCGCGGTAGCGAATCCGTCGGCCAGCTGCAGATCGATTTCCCGCCCGTTCAGACGCGCGTCGGTCAGCGCGTCGATACGTTCACGATCCTTCTCTTCAGCTGCCGTGCTGAGATCTGCCTGCCGCTCCTCCTCCGCATCCACCAGGCTAAGAACGAGGTCGCGCTCGGCGATGAGCTCGTTCAGTTCCCGGACAATCGCTCGCACGGCGGGTTGAGGCGCTGCTGTCTCTTCCACGGTGTTACTCCTTTATCTTTCGCTGATCGGTCTTTCGGGCCTGCGCCAAGATTCGGAAGATATGCCGCCGGGTTAGTCCGAACCGTACTGCGACGGTTCCGGTAGACGACCCTCGTGCGACGAGCGCAACGACTTCCCTCCATAGGAGAAATGTGCGCAGTCTGTGGGCGATCGGGACTTCAAGTTGCTCACCGCGCATCGCTCTGCAAAGTGCCTCGAGTGCCGCTGCTCCCATGATTCGGCACAGCCTGGATTTCTCCTTTGCGTAGAAAGGAATCGCGACTGTCGCGCCGCCCAACCTTTGCGATAGCGCGAGGAGCGCGCGAATCGGCACTGGGGGCGACAGATCTCTGAAGACCTGCGGCGCGAGCCGCAGAAGTTCTTCGTCGGGCAGCTCGGCGCTGAGGTTTTCCAGGTCACCCCTGACACGCGTCACAGGTAGCGAGGCTAACGGGTAAGTCCCCGAAGGTGGCAGGGTGACGGGCGTCACCCCAATGCTGCGACCGGTCCGATAAAGGGTAGAGCAAATATCGCGGCTCGTCGAGACGTTCGCGTCACCCTGCCCGAGCTGTGGTGTATAGTGCAGGCTGACGTTAGCACGTCACACAAGGCGGAAGAGACCGACCCGACAGATATCGGTCTTTTTTGCGCCCGCTGGACCTTGAGCGGGTTGCTCCGTTGGCCGGGCGTCGGCGTAATACAAGACCTCGCTCACGCGGGGGAATAGGCCGACGGTCCTTGTGCCGTGCTAGCGCCCGGCCGCCCCCACTGTTTGGGGGCAGCGTTAGCAACGCATGAGGAGATCTCGAATGTCCATTTCAAAATTACCCGTCATCCAGCGGGATCCGCACTGGTGCCTGTCCAATCTCGCCACCGCCCTCGACTGCCTCGCCGACCTTTGCAGCTCCGAGGAGGTTGGTTGCGCCGATGAGCAGATGAATCTGCTCAAACGCTCGGAGCTGGCTGGCCTTTTCGCCGTGCTGAAGGACTACGCCGAGGCGATCAGGTTGGTGCTGCCCGAAGAGATAGGGAGGGCGATATGACCAAGACGCATCCGACCCCCAGGGAAAGAGCTGCCAAACACCCCAAGTCCGTGAAGCTGGCCGTCGCGGCCTTCTGCTTCTATTGCCAGGGTGGGGAAAATAGCGAGACGCCCACCCTGATCAAAGCAAGGGTGCGGGACTGCGGTACGGTCGACTGCCCTCTCCATCCGCATCGCGGATGGAAGAAAATCACCACCATTGGCATTGGTAACCGCAGGTCACCGAAAGCGCAGGCGAAGTATCCCCGTTTAATTAGGGGGTAAATTTTTCTAGTTTGTCCTATTTAGGGTGGGCTGATGGGAAGGTAGCACCTCGCCCTAGATCGGCGCTCCTAGCGCGTTCTGGCGATTTTCGGGTTTGGGGGTTTTCGGCCCGAATCAGGGGCGCGCGC